TTAACTGTAACAGGAACTTTGGTAGTAATATAATATGTCTAAAATAGAAGTTAATGCAGTTGAACCACAATCAGGAACGACCTTAACATTAGGTGCTTCTGGAGATACAGTTGCTTTAGCAGCAGGGGCCACGGCTACTGGTTTTGGAAGAACAGGAACAGTTAATTGGAGTTCAACTATTCGTTCATCTAATTTTACAGCAGTTTCAGGTAATGGTTATTATCTTGATACATCTGCTGGTGTAATAACAGTTACATTACCAGCATCTCCTGCAGATGGAGATATTGTTGCAATTAAAGATTGGTCTAGTACAGCAGCAACAAATAATATTTTAATAGCAAGAAATGGACAAAAAATAGAAGGCAACACTACAGATGGAAAAATTAATGTACATGGAGATGCACAAACATTAGTTTTTTCTGGAACATCTAGAGGATGGATGGTAGTAGGATCAGGATTATTAGAAGGAATTCAAGATATACAATTTATATCAGCAACAGGTGGTACAGTTTTAACGTGTGGAAATTATAAAGTTCACGTATTTACAGGAAGCGGATGTTTTGTAGTATCTAATGGTGGAAATGATTTAGGTTCTAATTCAGTAGAATATTTAGTAGTAGCTGGTGGTGGAAGTGGATCAGGTTCTGATGTTGGTGGTGGAGGTGGGTCTGGAGGTTTTAGACAAAATTATCCAAGTCCAACAACTGCAGGATTACCAGTTACAGCTACCACATACCCAGTAACAGTTGGAGCAGGTGGGGCTAGTGGTTATATAGCTAGAAATAATGGATCACCTTCAATTTTTTCAACAATAACTTCAGCAGGAGGAGGCGGTGGCGGAGGAGCTGCACCAATAGGTATGGCAGGATCACCAGGTGGTTCAGGTGGTGGAGCTGGTCACGCTGCTAATGCACCTGGAGGAACAGGAAATACACCCCCAGTAAGTCCATCTCAAGGTAATCCTGGTGGAACAACAAGTCCAACTGGAGGAGCTCCTAGATATGGAGCTAGTGGAGGAGGTGGAGCAGGTGCTTCAGGAGGTATAGGTAGTTGTAGTATAGCAGGACCAGGTGGAGTAGGATCTTATTGGCCAAATCCTTTATTTGGACCAACAGCACCAAGTTATGGAACAGCAGGTCCAGTACCAGGAGTTAGATATTTTGCAGGTGGTGGAGGAGGATCAAGCGAATCTGGAAGTGCCTATGCTGGTACAGGTGGTGCAGGCGGTGGTGGAGCTGGAGCTCCAGGTTTAGCTCCAAGTGCAGGATTAAGTGCAACAACTAATACAGGTGGTGGCGGTGGAGGAGGAGATTGTGCCCAAGGTGGAGCTGGCGGAAGCGGAATAGTTTTAATAAGATATAAATATCAGTAAAAAATTATGGCAGGAATTTTAAGAACAGATACAATACAGAATTCAAATACGAGTACTATAATTACTCAAACTAATAGTACAACAATTACTATTGGAACAACTGGACAAACAGTTGCTTTAGCATCTGGTGCAACATCCAGTGGTTTTGGTGCAACTTATAATGGTGCAGTAAACTGGTCTACTACAGTTAGAACATCTGGGTTTACAGCAGTTTCAGGTAATGGTTATTTTTGTAATACAACCTCAGCAGCATTTACAGTAACACTTCCAGCATCAGCTACACCTGGAGATATTCTAGCATTTAAAGACTATGCAAAAACTTGGAATACAAATAATTTAACATTAGCTACTAATGGTTTAAAAATAGAAGGTGATACAACTAATGCTACTCAAAGTACACAAGGTCAATCAATAACTTTAGTATATATAGATTCAACAAGAGGTTGGTCAGTAGTAGATGATGGTTTAGCTTCCTCCGCTAGTCAAATACAATTTGTTGCAGCAACAGGTGGAACAGTAACAACTTGTGGTAATTATAAAATTCATACATTTACAACTACAGGATGTTTTGTAGTATCTAATGCTGGTAATCCAGCAGGTTCTAGTTCAGTAGAATATTTAGTATTAGCAGGAGGAGGGGCTGGTGCTGGAGGTAGTTGTGTTCCAGGCGGTGGAGGTGGTGGAGGTGGAGGTGCTGGTGGCTATCGTGAAAACTATCCAAGCCCAGCAATTGCAGGATTATCAGTAGCAGCAACAACTTATCCAATTATAGTTGGAGCAGGTGGTGCTACACCTTCTGGTAGAACTTCTGGAAACCCAGGATCTCCTTCAGTATTTTCAACAATAACTTCAGCAGGTGGAGGTGGAGGAGGAAAAGATCCAAGTAGTTCAGGTTTACCAGGTGGTTCTGGTGGAGGTGGAGGCGGTCCAAGTGGAGGAGGTGGAACAGGAAATAGTCCACCAACAAGCCCATCACAAGGAAATAATGGTGGAGGTTCAGGAGGTGCTAGTGGAGGTGGAGGAGCAGGTGCTGCAGGAAGTCCTTCTTCTGGTGGTATTGGAATAACTTCATCAATAACAGGTTCTTCAGTATCAAGAGCTGGAGGAGGAGGATCAGGTTGGCCTACTTCTGCTTCTGGTGGAGGAGGTCCTGGACCTATAAGTCCTTTTGGTGCTGGTGGTGGAGTTGGTAATAATACTAATGGAGATAATGCGGCTGTTAATAGAGGTGGTGGAGGAGGTGGTGCAGGTGGAAATAATTCTCCTGTAACTGGAGGACAAGGTGGTTCAGGTATAGTAGTAATAAGATATTTATATCAATAAAATAAAATTATGAGTGAAATAAAAGTAAATAAAATTAGTCCTAAACAAACATGTACTCAAGTAACATTGGGGGATAGTGGAGATACTATTATCATTCCATCTGGAGTTACATTACAAAATTTAGGAACAGCAACTGGTTTTGGTGCATCCTTTGATGCAACTGTAAGAACAAGTAGTTTTAATGCTGTTAAAAATACAGGTTATTTTATCAATACTACAGCGGGTACTATTACAGTTACATTACCAGCATCTCCAGCGTTAGGGGATCAAATCACACTTGTAGATTACGCAGGAACTTTTGATACGAATGGTCTTGGTATTAATCTTAATGGAAATAAAATTAATGGAGTTACTACTGCAACTGGTATTACAACAGAAAGACAATCTTGTATTCTTACCTATTCAGATGTAACACAAGGTTGGTTAGTTACTGCTGCGGGAGTTCCTAGTTTTTTTGCTAGTCTTACAATTTCATTTATTACTGCAGCTGGTTCATTAGGAACAATAACAGATGCTCAAAGATCTTCTTATACATTATCTACTGCTGCAGCTACAGCAACTTTTGGTGGTTTATCTTATACAATTCAATCAGGATCTCTTCCAGGTGGATTAAGTTTAAATAGTTCAACAGCAGCAATTACAGGAACTGCAACTGCAGTTATTTCTCAAACAACTTATACTTTTACAGTTAGAGCTGCATCTACTTTATCTGCAGCAACATATCAAGAAAGAACTTTTTCAATAACAGTACAAGAACCCGCTGCATATGTTGCAGCAACAGGTGGAACAGTATTAACAAGTGGTGATTATAAAACACACGTATTTACAGGATCTGGTTGTTTTGTAGTATCAAGTGCAGGTAATTCTGCAGGATCTAATTCGGTAGAATATTTAGTAATAGCAGGCGGTGGTGGAGGTGGAGGTCGTCATGGTGCGGGTGCGGGTGCAGGAGGTTTTAGACTTTATACAGCTTTACCAGCTTCTTCTCCATTAAATGGACCAGCAGCTTTACCAGTTTCAGTAACCACATATCCAGTAACAGTTGGAGGTGGCGGAGGTGGAGGACCAACTACAGGTAGTTCAGGAAACCCTTCTGTATTTTCAACAATTACTTCAGCCGCTGGAGGTTCTGGTGGTGGTGGTGATGGAGGTGGTGGTGGTGATGGAGGTTCTGGTGGTGCAGGTACAACAAGATTTCCAAGTCCTAATGGAACAGGAAATTCTCCTCCAGTAAGTCCACCTCAAGGTAATCCTGGATCTCCAGGTGCAAGAGGAGGTGGGGGAGCAGGTTCCGCAGGGTATCCAAGTTGGGTAGGTGGTGATGGATCTTATATATCTCCAACATTCTTTGGACCAACAGCACCTTCTTATGGAACAGGTGATGGTCCTACACCTAGTAGATATTTTGCAGGTGGAGGTGGTGGAGAAAGTACTCAAGGTGGTTTTGGGGGTGGAGGAAATGGAAATGGTGGTGCACCTGCTACACCAGCACCAGCTAATATGGGAGGTGGTGGAGGTGGAGCTGGATATTCTGGTGGTAATCAACAAGGAGGAAACGGTGGATCTGGAATTGTTGTTATAAGGTACAAATATCAATAATTTATGACAAATTTACTTTTAAACTTTTTTAATATATAATAGGAGATAATTATGGCACACTTTGCAAAATTAGGAGTTAACGGAAAAGTAATAGCAGTAATAGTTGTAGCAAATTCTGATACAATTAATGCTAGTGGTACTGAAGATGAAAATGTAGGTATTCAGTTTTTAGAAAGAAGTACTGGATGGCCACTTTGGAAAAAAACATCTTACAATACAAGGGGTGGAAAATATTATAATCAAGATGGATCAGAAGGTGATCAAACAAAAGCATTAAGAGGAAATTATGCTGGTATTGGTTATATTTATGATGAAGATAATGATATTTTTATTGCTAAAAAACCTTTTGCAAGTTGGACTTTAAATGTATCTACAGCTTCTTGGGAAGCTCCAGTAGCAATACCAAGTACTGAAACTAATGGTGTAAAAGATAAGTATTCTTGGAATGAAACTACTCAGTCCTGGGATAAAATACCACCTTTAGCTTAAACTTGACTTTAAAATAGTTCAAGCATATATCTTGTGATATGCATAAGAGAGTATTATCTGAAACTGCAATTTATCACGATGAGTTACCAAGTATATCTCACGTAGATAATAATAAAATAAAAAATTCTATATTATCTGATTTTGCTAATTTTAAAGCATCTGATAATAATCGTTATAAAGATATTAGAGTAGGTATGTATCAACATATCACTTGGGTTATAGATTATATGAGAGATCATATAAGAGGAGAATATGGATTTACACTAATTCCAATTAGTATCTTTGCACAAGTTCACGGTAAAGGTGAAACTGCAATTAAAAGAAACCATATAGATCCATATGATATTCATAATTCACCCGATTTTACATTTATGTATTTTGTAGATGCAGATGACGAATTAGTTATTGAATGGGAAGATCATAGAGATAAAGGAAGATTCTGGACTATACCAGTTAAAACTGGAAAATTTGTTATGTGGAATAGTGATTTAAATTATTATATGTTGCCTAATAAAAAAGATTCACTTAGAGTTGTATTATTATTTAACTGTCAAATTATATGAATTTAACTAATCATTATTGGTATTTTCAATCTGTACTAACTCCACGATTTTGTGATGAGATTATTAAATATGGAACAGCACATGAAGAACAATTAGCCTTAACAGGAGGGTTTGATAAAAAAGATCCTAAAAAATTAAATCAAGAAGAACTTAAAGATTTAAAAAAGAAAAGGGATTCTAATATAGCTTGGCTTAATGATACATGGATATATAGAGAAATACACCCTTATATTAAAGAAGCTAATAGACAAGCAGGTTGGAATTTCGATTGGGATCATTCCGAGTCTTGCCAATTTACTAAATATAAGTTAAATCAATACTACGATTGGCATTGTGATAGTTGGGATAAAGTTTATGATAAACCAGATGACCCAAATTCACATGGTAAAATCAGAAAATTATCCGTAACTTGTTCATTATCCGCTCCTGAAGATTATGTAGGTGGAGAACTAGAATTTGATTTTAGAAATAATGATCCAGATAAACAACAAACTATAAGAACTTGTACAGAGATATTACCAAGAGGTTCGATATGTGTGTTTCCAAGTTTTGTTTGGCATCGTGTTAAACCTGTGGTAAAAGGAACAAGATATAGTTTAGTAATATGGAACTTAGGATACCCTTATAAATAATATGCAACAAGAAAATTATTTTAATTGTCCAATTTGGATAGAACAAAAACCAGAGTTTTTAAATCTTGCTATTGCAGGATCTGAAAGACATATAAAAGAAGCTAGAAAGAATAATAAAGAATTAATTAAAAACACAAAAGACTTTGGATTTTCACATCATTCTGGTCCATTACAAATAGATCCTGTATTTAAAATAATAACTGATTATATTGGACAAAGATCTTGGGAATTTTTAGATGCTCAAGGATTTGATTTAAGTAAGCATACATTAATATTTACTGAAATGTGGGCACAAGAATTTGCTAAAAATGGTGGCGGACATCATGACACACATGTTCATTATAACAATCATGTATCTGGTTTTTATTTTTTAAAATGTTCTGATAAAACATCTTATCCAATATTTCATGATCCAAGACCAGGTGCAACAATGACTAAATTACCTCTTAAAGACCCACAAGCTATAGGACCTGGATTAGAAGCAATTAACTTTAAAGTTACTCCTGGAACAATGATATTTTTTAACAGTTATATGCCACATCAATATGCTGTAGATCATGGGAAAGAACCATTTAGATTTATTCATTGGAATATACAAGCTATCCCTAATGTTGTTTTTAATAAACAACAATGAAATTAATAAATTTTAAAAGTAAACCTAAATTAACTCCGTTCGCTCCAGAATGGGATTATTTTTTAATTGAAACTAATATTAATAATATTGATTTTAAAAAATTAACAAAATATTTATTAAGTAAAGAAAAAGAAATATTAAAATTACCTTGTACGATTAAAGAAGATAAAGTATCTGATGGCTACACAGGTCTTGGAAAAGACAGTGTGTCCTCAAGATATGATAAATATAATGTTTTCTTTTGGAAGAACAAAGAGATTAATATTCTTAAAAAGAATATTATAGAAATACATAATAAATTTTTAAAACTTTTAAAATTAGATATACCAAAAGAACTATATATTCAATCTTGGGTAAATATAATGAGAAAAGGAGAACAAATTAAACCTCATATACACAATACAGAGGCAGACACGTATTTGGGTGGTCATATATGTATTAAATGTAATGATACTTCAACTATTTATATGAATCCAGTAAATCAATTAAATGATCCTGAAACTTATGTTAGTAAAAATGAAGTTGGAAAATTAACATTATTTCAAAGCAATTTACCACATTATACTGATATACATAACTTTGATGAAGAAAGAATAACCATAGCTTTTGATTTGTTTTTAAATAAAAAATGTGATAACTATTTACAATTAATATGAGTTTTAAAAAAAATAGATATATAATTATTAAAAGAGCAATTTCTAATGAACTTGCTACATTTGCTTACAATTACTTTTTAGTAAAAAGACAAGTTGCAAGAACTTTATATGATTCTAAATATATATCTCCATTTGAAACAATGTTTGGTGTTTGGAATGATGAACAAGTTCCTAATACTTATTCTCATTATTCAGATATAGTAATGGAAACATTACTATTAAAATTAAAACCAGTAATGGAAAAACATACTAAATTAAAATTAAATGAAAATTATTCTTATGCGAGAATTTATAAAAAAGGAGATATTTTAGAAAGACATAAAGATAGATTTAGTTGTGAAATTTCTACAACATTAAATCTAGGTGGAGATCCCTGGCCAATATTTATTGAACCAAATCCTAAAAAAGGTGGACTTCAAAATGGTAGATATATTTCAGAGCATACCAAAGGAATTAAAGTAAATTTAAGACCAGGAGATATGTTAGTTTATAGAGGAAACGAATTAGAGCATTGGAGAGAACCTTTTAATGGTAATGATTGCGGACAAGTATTCTTACATTACAATAATATCGCAACAGTAGGTTCTGCTGAAAATATCTTTGATAAACGACAACACTTAGGTCTTCCGAGCTGGTTTAAGAAATGATATAATTCTATATTGGGAGGGGTCTTCCACCTACACACCAACCCTTCCCACTATAGGATTATTATATGTTTTTTGGAGCAACAGCCTTTGCAGAAGCACCTTTCTCATCAGAAGGTATTATAAATCAAACCGTTGAACTTACAGGCGTTCAAGCCGCAACTAATGTTGATAGTGTAAGTATTCTAGCTGGTGGAAGTGCATCTATTGCTACAGGAGCAGAAGTAGATTTAGAGTCTACAGTTAATACAGTTCAAATTACAGCAGATGCTAATATTAATGTTAGCACAAATTTATTAACAGTATCTTTAGGTGATGAATCTATATCAGCAGATGCTATTATAAATTTAAGTACAAATTTATTATTATCTACAACTAATACAGTTTCAATATCAATTGGACCTGATGTTAGTGTATCTACAAACTTATTACAATCTACAGTTAACTCAGTAGCAGTTGATGTTGCCTTTACTATTGATGTTGTAGGACAACAATTAAATTCAACTGTTAATAGTGTTGAAGTATTCCCAGTTACACTAGTTAATGTATCTACTAACTTATTAGTTTCTTCTGTTAATAGTGTAGTAGTTAACGCTAACGCTAACGTAAATGCTGTAGGTAATTTATTAACTGTAACTTTAGGAGATGAAGTAGTTACAGGAAGTGCTGTAGTAAATTTATCTACAAACTTATTACAATCTGCAGTAGGACAAGCTCAATCTTCAGTATCTAAAGATGTTCCAGTAACAGGAGTATCTTTAAATACAACCACAGGAACAATAGTAATAGGTATTGGTGTTCAAGTTACAGGAGTTCAAATGACAACTTATGTTAATGCTCCTTTAATTATCTCTTGGGCCGTGGTTGATATAAATACTACAAATACATGGGCAACCGTAAGTACCAACACAACTAGCACTTGGTCGGTGGTTGATATTGCAGCTTAAAACTAATATAATAGCTTAACTATGCCATCATCATATTCTACAGATCTTAAACTAGAGTTAATGGTTACGGGGGAAGCCTCTAACACATGGGGAGATAAAACCAACTCTAACTGGAATTTAATTCAACAAGCAGTTGCAGGTTATCAATCTCTTGCTTTAACATCTACAACTACAACGTTAGTAATGACGAATGCTACTATTTCTAATGCTAGAAATATGGTGCTTGAACTTACAGGAACATTATCAGGAAATTCTACAGTTAATTTACCAGATGGTATTGAAAAGTTTTACGTTGTAAAAGATTCAGTAACACACGGTGCTTATACATTAACATTTAAAACAACTTCTGGATCGGGATTTACTACAGAAAATGGTAAAGCATATCTTGCTTATTCTGATGGTACAAACATGAACGGAGTTAGTTTAACTAACTTAGGTGGAACTATTGGCACAGCACAAATAGATGATAATGCTATTACAACAGCTAAAATATCAGCAAATCAAATTACAACAGCTAAAATTGCAAGTGGTGCAATTACTTCAGCTTTAATTACTTCTGATGCAGTAACTACAGATAAAATTGCAAACGATGCAGTAACAGCAAATAAATTAGTTAGAAAATTTACAATTAGTACATCTAATCCAGCAGGCGGATCAGATGGAGATCTTTGGTTTAAATATACACCATAATCAATCATGGCCGTAACTTCAGGAAAAGTATCTGGCACATTTCAAACCATTACAGACATTTCAGGAAAAGTATCTGGTACATGGAAATCTGTTGATGAAGGATATGCTAACGTGTCTGGAACTTGGAAAACAGTATTCATCGCATTTCAAGCAACATCTTTTGTAACAGTAACAGGTACATCTACAACTACAACAGTTCCATTAGGAGCTAATGCTATTCACGTTCAAGCAGCTGTTGGTGGCGGAGGAGGAGCTGTAACTGGAGCAGATTATGATAAAGCAGGTGGAGAATCTTCTGGAGGCGGTGGTGGATCAGGTGCTTATATATCAGATAAAATATTTTCAGTTGTAGCAGGAGAAACTTTAACATTAAACGCTGGAACATTTGGTGCTGCTGGTAATGGTAGTGGTAAATTTAATATAACCGCAAATGGTGGTAATACAACTTCATTATCAGGGTCTACGACAGGTAGTATATTTTCATTAACAGGTGGTGGTGGAGCTTCTGGATTAAGTGGAGGAGTTCAAGGACCATTAAGAACTAATAGTGCAGGAACTGGTGGATCTGCAACTATATCTGGAACTGTAATTACATCAGGATCATTTAATCAATCAGGTATTGTTGTAAGTGTATCAACATGTACAGGTGGACCTGTAGCAACATTTAATCAATCAGGATCTGGAGCAACTGGACAAAATAATGGAAATTGCGGTGGAGATAACTGTCAAATAGCTGGATCAAATGGAGCAGCTTCTTATGCAGGAAATATTGCAGGAGGAGCAGGTTCTCCTCAAGGACAAAACGTTTCAGGTGCAGCAGGTAATAGAGGTTCTGGAGGTGGAGGAGGTGGAGCTCAATATGGTAATTATGGTGTTGGATTCTGTACTGCTGGTGGAGATGGTGGAAACGGTGAAATACAATACAGATTCCTAAGAGTTTCTTAATTGACTTTATTTAAATAAAGTATATCCATTAGTAATGAGCAATATATCCAAGTGGTTTGGTAAGGCTATTTATATTACAGCTTTAGATAATTTTGAAGAAATTAACAAGGACCTTGTTCCGTTAATCAATTCTGAAGTAGTACCAACCAATAGTCAGTATGCACGGACCACGGATATTAAACCAAATGAATTACAATCTATAGATGATGGTATTCACCATGATAAAAGATTTCAAAAGTTATTTGATGCAATTCAACCAAAGATAGTTGAAGCATTAGAAATGCAACATCTTAATTTAGATTTGCTTGATATTTATATAACTAAAGCTTGGACAACATATACTGTTAAAGAACAGTATATTCATTCACATAGACATATGTCTTCTCATTATAGTTTTGTTTATTATCCTTATGCTGAAGAACAAGGTGATTTAGTATTCCAAGATGATGATGTATCTAAGACTGGTTTAAACATTCCAGTTAGAAAAGAATACTTTAAGAAGTTTACAGAAGTAAATTATTCAAGTGCAATCTATCCAGCTAAAACAGGAAACTTAATTGTATTTCCAAGTATGTTGTTTCATGAAACTCAACAAAATACTACAGATAAACCTAGAATATCAATTTCAGGCGATATTATGCTTACAATGAAACCAAATATTAAATCAGAGCACAATATACCAAGTCCTACAACGTGGAAGAAATTAGGCTCTTAATTTACTAACACGATATTTTAGTATAAAATATCGAATATGCCTTTAGTTAAGATACCATTAAAACCAGGGTTTAATAAACAAGCCACGGCTTCACAAGCTATGGGTGAATGGATTGATGGGAATAATGTTAGATTCAGATATGGATCACCAGAAAAACTTGGTGGTTGGGAACAAATTACAGATAAATTAATTGCAGGTGCTGCAAGAGCACAATGGTCGTGGACCGATTTGACTGGTAGAAGATATTCTGCTTTAGGTACAAATAAATGTTTATACATCTATGACGCAGATAGCTTATATGATGTTACACCATTAGATACAGATAGAGAATTAACTGCTTGTACATTTACATCTACAACAGGATCTAGAACTGTTACAGTTAATAAATCTTCACACAATTTAGAAGTTGGAGAATATATTATATTTACTTCTGTAACTTTACCAGGTGGTGGAGTTACAACTTTTGTAGCTGCTGATTTTACAACAAATGTTTTTGAAGTTATTGCAACACCAACAAGTGGTACCTTTACAATAACAATGGCAGTTAACGAAGCTGGAACAGGAATGTCGGCTCAAGGATCTGCAACGGTAACACCTTATGTAATTGTAGGACCTTTAGTTGCATCATTAGGTTATGGTTGGGGAACAGGTACTTGGGGATTATCTACATGGGGAACACCTAGAACAACTTCTAATGCAACGATTGAGGCTGCAGATTGGTCATTAGATAATTTTGGAGAAGATTTAATTGCAACTATTAGAAATGGTAAAACATATAAATGGTTACCTGCAGGTGGAACTGGAACTGCAAATAGAGCAACATTAGTTCCAAATAACCCAACAGCTACTATTCAAACTATTGTATCAGATAGAGATAGACATTTATTACATTTAGGAACAGAAACAACAATTGGTAATCCTTCAACTCAAGATCCAATGTTTATAAGATTTTCTGATCAAGAAGATATTGAAGATTATAATCCAACATCTACAAATACAGCAGGTACGTTTAGATTAGATGATGGTACAACTATTATTGGTGCTGTAAGAGCAAAGGATTATATATTAGTTGTTACAGATACAGCAGCTTATACTATTCAATATGTAGGAACTCCATTTACATTTAGTATAAGAAAAGTAGGATCTAACTGCGGACTTATTGGTAAACATGCTTTAGCGTTCGTAAACGGAGCTGTTTTATGGATGGGGGATTCTGGAGGATTCTTTAGATTTGATGGAACAGTTACTGATATACCTTGTTTAGTAGAAGATTTTGTATTTAAAACAATTGGTACAGATAATTTAGGAATTAATTTTGCACAGGGTTCTCAAGTTTATTGTGGATTAAATACTTTATATACAGAAGTAAATTGGTTTTATTGTAAAGCAGGATCTACAAATATAGATAGAATAGTTACATTAAACTATGATGATATTACTTGGACAACTGGAGATTTAGCTAGAACAACATATGAAGATTCTAAAGTATTTAAATTTCCTTATGCTACAAAATATGATCCAACAGCTATACCAACAGTTCCAGTTATTAATGGAGCAACTGCTGGAGCTTCTTATTATTTTATTCAAGAAAAAGGTAAAAACGAAATTATAAACACAGGTGGAACTACAACTAATGCTATATCTGCTTATATTAGATCTGGAGATTTTGAAATAGATCAAGGTGGTAATGGAGAATATTTCTTAAAGATTAGAAGATTTATTCCAGACTTTAAAAACTTAGAAGGTAGTGCAGATGTTACAATTTATTTAAGAGCATATCCAGCAGATACAACAACTGCTAAAGGAGAAACGTTTATAGGTCCATTTACAATAGATACCTCAACTGATAAAGTAGATACTCGTGCTAGAGCAAGATTAGCTAGCATTAAAATAGATAGTGATGCTATTGATGACAACTGGCGTTACGGAATATTTAGAGTGGATATACAACAAGATGGATTAGGTGGAAGTT